CCGTTAAAATAAGACGTTCCATTGTTATAAAAATCAAAACTGTTATTAACCGAGCCTACATTAAGTTTTCCAAAAAGATGTCCTGTTCCACTTGCGGTTACTGCTCCACCAAAAGTACAACTGCCATCGCTATTTAAAGCAAACTGATGCAAGGAACTAATGTCGTTGTAAAAACTTAATTTAGAATCAGCTTCATATTGAAATACTCTCCACTTATCTGTGCCGCCTCTTTGGAATGCTATTGAGGTCAGTGATCCTCCAACGCCAATAGAAGGGTTTAATACAAGCAGCCTGTTAGTACCTGATGATATTGAAACATTGCTAGATGTAGTTATTGCAGCAGTAAAAGCTGCCCCTTGAAAACTGGATGAACCAGCAACACTAAGACCAGTTGAGGTTACTGTTCCTGAAGTGGTTAGGTTGCCCGTAAATGTGGCGTTACCGTTATCTGATCCGTCCAAGGTCAGAGCGGTTTTTGTAGTCCCACCATCTTTGATCTTAAATAGAATGTCTTTGTCATCAATAGGGTTCTGAATAACAAAGTTGCTTGAGGAGTTTTGTAGAATCCCAAATCTAACTCCATCATCTTTAAGACTAATAGTATCGCCACCAGCGTCTAAAACAATTCCATCAGCGGAGTCTATTATGAAGTCGCTAGTTGACGCGATTGTTCCACCGATAGTTAAAGTACCACTAAGTGTGCCACCAGATTGGGAGAGGTATTGAGGTAAATTACCAGTGTGGTACAAGGTACGCCAAGTACTACCGTCATAAAAGCTACCTCCAGCAGCTAAATAACGAGCAGCATTTCCTGCACCCCCTCCAATGTATGAACCGTAACTAGCATTGTATCCAATAAAATCATCATACCCAGTTCGTTTAGCTAAAGTACCTGATGATCCAGCGGCAAATGTTAAAGTGCCACTAAGTGTGCCGCCAGAAGTTGGTAGTGCAGTTAGTTTGTTACCAGCGGAAGTGCCAACATAAAGCTTATTGTTGTCATCAATGTTAACACCAAGTTCACCGACTTCTAAAGCACCTAGCGAGCCTGACCCGCCTACTCGTCGTTTAATTTTTATGGTGTTAGCCATTTAACTAGAATGTGCCGCCGTCTATTGTCTTGTTTGTTAAAATCTGAGTTGCATCTATAGTGCATACTGAAGATGTATCTATTACAAGGGTGTAACTACTAGCTGATCTGGTAACAGTTATTCCAGAACCCCCTGTTATATTTAAAGTATCTCCACTATTAAACGCAGCGGCAGTTCCTGCATCATGGCTAACAGTCATTGCAAAGTTATTCGCATTATCAGCAATCCCATTTAATTTAGTTCCATCAGCGGCAACATCTCGTCCGTCAACTGTGCCAGACACAACGATGTTTCCGGCTACATCTAAACTTCCTCCTACATCTAACGCTTTGTTAAAAACCCATTTATCTCCTGTTGAGGAATAAGTAAGTTTTTTATCGTTAGCACCTTTTAAAATTATACCCCCGTCATTTGCTGTAGAGTCACTTGGGTTTGCTACACTACCTAAGACTAAATCTTTATCATCCACCGTCAATGTAGTGGAATTTATAGTAGTTGTAGTGCCGTTAACTTGAAGGTTTCCAGTTACTGTTATATTACCAGTAACAGCAAGGTTCGCCCCTACTGTATTGTCTCCTGTTGTTGTAACACTTGCAAAATTAGCAGCAGAAGTTGTACCCAACACAAGGTCACTTTTAAATTCTGTAACTGTTCTTCCAGTTAGCCCTGTTGACCCAAAAACTGCTATTTCACCAGAACTACACGCTTCATCTAATTTAACAATCTGGTCGTTAGCTAAACCAACCTCACCACCAATACGGGTTGCTGTAACAGCACCACCCTGCGTTGACTGTCTTCCAATATATAAACGCTTAGTTCCGTTAGCCCATGCTAACTCACCATAAACTACATCTGAATTACTAGGGTTACTATTACTATTCCAAGTAGAATTTTTCTTAATCTTTAAAACATTTGCCATTAGTTAAACTCCTCACATTCTATTATTGTTTGCCCGTCTGCATCTACTGTTCCAGCGACAACTCGTTTCCATTCTGAATTATCAGATACTCTTAAATCTCCATCATATACTATGGCTCCATCAGAAACGGACGGTAAACTGCTTTCATTGTGCAATTTTATTTTAGAACTCTGCTGAAACGCATGGTCTGTGTATATTTTTTTCTCAGCCATTATCGTAAAACTACTCTTACGTCGTGGTTTATATAATTAAATCTTACCGTAGTAACTATTGTCGTAGATTCTACATCTAATTCTATCTCTTCAAAAACGTCATTGCTTTGTGGTTTATAACATTTAACGGTAGGTATGTACCCAAGATTATGGTCAATAACAAAGCTAGTTCCTCCATACCCTGTTCCGTTATATTGATATGGAAAATTTGCTATAACTTCTTTAAACGGTTTAGTTTGAGTTGTGAAAGTCAATCCATTTAATCCGTTAGTAGTTGTAGTTGTTCCAGAAGTTTGATTGTCTGTATTTGTGTAGTAAGTACCGTCTTGGTTATCTAATTTATCGGCATTCGTCGCATTCGTCGCTTGATCCGCTGTTTCAGCTTTTAAATTTCCTGAAGAATCGCGTTGTGGAATATCTTCTGGCCCTGTTCCTACTTTTTTAGTGGTATTGTTGCCGCTATGATAATACGAACTTGGGCCAATTTTTACAGAATTAGGTGGCAACACTTCTTCTTCAGAAGCTACAACTGTTGTCGTACTAGGTAAATCGCCAGCAACAAACTTTCCATCTTCTCCTGCAATTAAAACTTGCCCTGTTTTACCGGGTGCTAATTTTTTAGGATCAATCTTTGCACGATTACTGATTTTACTATCAGTAATTGACAAAGGCGTTATGGAACTTTGAGCCATTATTCACTTACAACTGCTATTACGTCAAAATCTTGTTCTACAGAACTCCATTCAACTGCTACCTCACCATTCCCAGAATGAGTTGAAGAATCAGGACTATCTCCTCCGTATTTTTTTGGTATTTCAATGTGTGTGCTATCGTGAATAAAAATACCGACATAATGTCCATCAGCAAAAGGAGTTATGCCTCCATTCAGATGATCTCCTCGGCCTCCTACATAAATCCTGTCTCCCGAAGTATACCCATGTGTGTTTGAACCATTAGTGCAAGCTAATATAACAGACACATGAGTAGGCACAGTTGAACCAGTTCCTATTCCGTGTAAACCTCTAATCCAGCCTGACCCGTTTTGTGAAACATTACCAATTGTATGGTCAAATTTACCTAAATTAATATATTTTTTATAAACTTTAGTAACAGGAGTTCCTGACGCAGAAACCGTAACTGGAATACATGGGTCAGTTTTTGCCTCTAAAACTGTTGCTGCTCCAGAAGCTCCATACACTAAAAATCCCGGCATTTGAGTGCCAGCAGCATTTTTATATGGGTATAGTTTTTGATGGTGAATTCCTCCATCTGCAATTTCTAATTTACCAGAAGAACCGTTTTTAGTGATAGAATTACCGTCGTAAAACCCTGTGGTACTAACGTGCGCTGCGGTAATAACTCCAGTGTTCAATACTAATTTTAAAGTGTTAACATTATTTTCAGTATGTTTTTGAACTCCTACATGACCTCCTGTGCTAGAAAGACTTGTGACAAGGGCTTCGTACTTTGTTCCTGTGTCTGCTAACAATTTGACATTACCATCTACACCATTTCCAGCTAGATTGCTTGTTGGTTCTAATTCAGATCCTATATTATTAGTGCCGCCTATAACTAGACTGCCTTCTGGCACAGCAATTTTAGTATGTGCAATTGCTTCACTTGCCGTAGCACTAACTTTAGCATTTGTAATTGCACCACTTTGTATAAATTCAGAACCTACAGAACCAGTGGCGGTTACAATAGGCACAGACGCATTACGCAACATTGCGCGAGTTATAGGGGCGTTGTCTGCAAAAGGTTCAGACGCGGTTACGTTTAAGGTAAAATCACTCATCGTTTATCTGGGTGTGTTAAATTGCTAAATCCTCCAGCCGTAGCTAAAGTGGTTATTTCCATGCTCCCACTGGAACAAGAAATTTTAAATCGAATGTGCCTTCCTTCTTTAGTGAAGGCAGTTTTATGTTTGGATTCTTGACGTAAGTCAGGGTCAAACCCATTAGTTTTAGGTAAAATAGAATCCGACGATCCTAAAGCTAACGAATAATCTTCTCTGTAAGGAACTAAATAATCATCACCCGCATTAGTTATGACGTAATCGTCTTTGTCAAAAGGTCGAGTGTACTTAGTTCTTGAAAAGCTTTTATTAAATAAAATAGTTTCTTCTTTTACTCCATCTGTAATGCCTGTTGCGGATATACTTCCCAGCACTACATTGTTTGTTTTAAAATCTACAGCAAGTTCACGGAATTGTTTCCTTTGCTCTGTGTTGCATTTATATCCTCTAGTTGTAATTTGAGAAGCAACATTATTAGGAGTAGTGTTTCTTCCATTTGCATCTGAAGGCGTAAAATTACCACTACCATCTGTTCCTGTGGCAACTACGTCATCGGTGTCACTACAAAAAGTATTGTCATCGTAAAGGTATAAAAATTTGTCAGTTACAAAAAATAACCGTTTAGCACCTTGATAAGTGTAAGTAACAAAATCTTTTAACCCTGTTATTGCTGCACTAGTATCTATACCACTCCACGCTTGATTCCTAAAATCGTAAACAATTATTGCAGAGTTAACAGTAGAACTATCTAAAGGGACAGCTAAGTAAAAACGGTTCCCGTGGTACATAGCAACTGCTTTACTAGCGTAGTTCCAATTTATTCGGTCTATATATCCTTTAATTGGATCGCTAATTGGAATGTCTTGCCCTTGCATTTTACCAGATTGGCTCAACGAAAGACTAACTACTCCACGTTGATCGCTTAGAAACCATATATCTCTACCAACAGTAGCAATAGCTTTGTCTGACACGACTCCGTAATCGCGAGTAATTTCGTCTAAATAAGCATCTGTTAAATTACCTACTAAATTCCTAACGGCATACACGCTTGCTTGTTTAAAGCATAGCAAAGTGTTTTCGTCGTATTTCCACAATGCAACTAATTCGTCTTCGCTACCTTTATTAATTCTAAAATTAGCCATAACGGGTTGGTAGCGGGTGTAATTAAGGTAGTCTGAAACAGCAACTAAATCTCGTTTATGCGGAATCATTAAACGGTTCTGAAAAAACAAACCCGTAGAAGCGTTAGGAATTACTTCTGTACCGTCTTTTTCATTCTCATCTAATTCTTCTTCGTTGTCTTCTTGCTGAATAGATTCCCAGCCATCGTCGATGTCTTTTAAAACTAACGGAGTAACATCGTCTCCTCTAAACATAACAACGTTGTTAAAACATTGAACAAAAACAACTGGGTTACTATTAGTAACAGAACTATCAGAACTATCTTTAATTTCCCTAGTCCCTCCAGACATACTAGCTTCTAAAATCCCATATGCTTTATCTTTTGTCGCAATCAATAACCAATTAGCTCCATTAGGATCTCGAAATTTACCAACGCCTTTAACATCGTTGTAGGGATAAAATCCAATATCAGAAGATTTTTTAACAGTACTAGTATCTGTAATAGTTGCATTGCCACTAGTCCAAGTTGATGTATGCGTAGAAGTAACCTCTACTCCAGTATTGTTTATATTACCGAAACGCATCAACCTAATGCCTTTTCTAGTTTCAGCTACACCAGAACTAAACCTAACATTAGCTGCATCCGAAACATAACCCGGCGGCAATTGACTCGGATCAAGACGATTATTTACGCCAACAAAACTAGCGTCACCATCAGAAAGTTGTTGTGGAATTGACATCTAGCGTCTTTCAATTTTGTATTCTAATTCAGCTACTTTTTTCAGTGCTGCTTTCGTGAAGTTTGGTGCTGCTACTGCCGCTTTCTGAAACTGTGGATGATTCGTTAGTTGTTCCACTCCGTTCAATTTCGTCATCTGACATCCCGAACCAATCAGCGCGAGCGTTAGCAACAGCATCATCAATAGTGTCCAATTTTTCATCATATCTAGCTTTCGCTCTTGCTTCTTTTATACCACTCGCAACACCTAAAAAAAGCCGCTCCAAAACTGGGACGGCTTTGCACAAGGCTATTATAGCCGTTAGGATTCCTCCCATCGGTGTTAAACCTTTTTTTCTACTTTAGACACGCCGTGACGAACAAATATTGCAAGAAGCGAAGTGATTCCTACGTTAATTGCCGCACCAAGTTCTAATTCACCCGTTAAGAAACCAGCTAATGCGCCGATTACTCCGGTCACTCCTGTCCAAAAAGTTTTACTTTTTAACATATGTTTATTTACAGTTTTTATTTTGTTAATAGCTTACTGCTATTTACAAAAAGTTTCAAATTAATCTTTAGTTAGTAATGCTCTTATTTTCAGAACAATATAAATTAAAGTAGCTATACTGATACCTACTTTCAATATCATGTCGATATCAAAAAGCCAGTTGCCTAACCCTGTTGTACTTGCAATTGCTACTTTGATATCGTCCACATTCATCAAGTAAATTCCAATATTTTACAAGCAGTACCCGTAACCGTAATTGGCCCTTGGTAATTATCTATTGTAAATGTGCCGCCTGACGCAATTGCAATTGTGCCAGAACCGTCAAAAGAAACTGTTCCAGCCGCACCTCCAGCGTTAATAATAGCTTTTCGTCTAGCTATGTTTGTAGGTCTAGTAGTATTTACAGTTGATTCCGCAACTGAAACTGAACCCGTTATGTTTACGTTATTTGCCATCTGTCATTTATCTTCTACAACTTCTGGTTCAAGTACTTCTTGAGAACCGTTTGGTTGTTCTTCTAGCCCACACTCTTGCATGATTGTGCGAGCAGCATTTGTTACAACTTCATGCTGTTGTCTATTTAATTGTGCATTACCACTAGCAACATATAGAATGTCTAGTGCCTCTTTTATTTTTTGTTTATCCATGACCAAAAATCAGTAGCCTATAACAGATGTTCGTCTGACCTGACCTTGTTGGCGGTATAACTTATCTGCTTCGATACCTAACATTCCTTCAGCATTTCTATCTTCAATACTAGCAAGTTCTAATTGTCCATTAGATCGCAAGTAATCCGAAAAAACACCACGGATTAAATATGGTTCAAAAATTTTTGGCATAGCAATTTTTTTCCAATTGCCATTTGTTACGCCAGCATCATTCGCTGGATGTGTTCCTGCACTAGCATCTGTAGTCATTTCATAAAAACAACCCGTGCCTGTGTAGTACGCTTGATCTCCTACACCGTAATCAGTAGTACTTTTGTAAACATCGCCTTTTAATTCTGGCGAAACTGTCCGGTACTCCATAAATAAAGGTGACGTAGTAGTGTATACAACCACTGACCTACCAGAATTAGTATCACTGTCAGTACCGTCATCATGTAGTACAAAACCAATAGACTTGCCAATAGTGGTAGCTTTAGGATTTTTACTATAAACTTCAAGTACTTCTCCTGCATCTGTAGGATACGCCATTGAACTTACGTCACTTGCAGTAGTAACAGTTCGTTCCACAATTCGTAACGTAGATGGCCAATACTCAGTTTCCCACGCTATGCGAAGGCGTTGTTCAGCTAAATCACGGACTTGCTTAAAAAAAGGGCTGGGTAAATTATCTCTATCCAACCCTGCTAATTGAGCAACCCCGTGTATAACATCACTAAATCTAAGCGTCTGCATCTACTTCAACTCTAGGATTAGAACCGTAAACTTTTCTAAAAGTAATTCTTCCTACGGGAGTGTCGTAATAGCCCATTGGTTTATTACTTCCATACCCTACTTGGGTTTTTCCACTTTTAGATTTTACTCTGCTTTCTGGATTGTCCCGTAAATATTCTTTCATAAATTTACGATCATTCCAGCATTCGTAACCTAACCGTTTACCCCAATAGTGGTAACTAGTCGGCTCGATTCTAGCTTTCTGTTCTCCTAAAACAGAATGGTTTGCCTCAATTTTCGCTTGTGAAGCAATCCCAGAGGATTGGTTAACCCGCGAGCTTTGATACTCGCGAGCTAACCGTCCTCGTAGATTCGCCGCCACAAGGGCAGACATCTCGTCTGATAAACCTTCTGGGGCAAACATTATTAAGAGTCAGCACTAAAAGCTCCGAACGCGCTAGGGTTATAGATAACCAAAGCTGCCATTGCTTCTACTAATCTTGCAGGGCCACCGCCGTTGTCGGTCAATTCCTTAATTTGAGGAAGTTTTCCGTAACGAATTTCAGCCATGTCAAACGGAATAACAAACCCTCTAGTCGGACGAGGAGAAACAGTTCCTCCGTGAGCAGTTTCATTTGCATTACCATCAGTACCCGTAGTTGTTGTAGTGTTAATATGAACACTAGGGTGTAGTCTCAAACGACCAAAATCACCTTCAAATACGTCAATTGCATTAATGTAACGACGAGAAGCTGCCTCTTGGCTGAATGTTTTAATAGCCGTAGCGTTGCCAAGGTCGCCGCTTGCGCCAGTCTCTCCATCTATAGATTGTGCGGTAATATCAGTCAACTTAACGCTTTGTGTGAAGTTAGTAAATACTCGCTTCAACGTCGGGCCACAAACTAGATCGTAATCACGAATAGATCCGGTAGTATTGTAGATGCTTTTCAACAAGTCTTGTACTTTACCTTCAGTAAGTGAACCCGTAACAGTTGTTTCAATAGAAGCCGCAGGAGTTCGATACCCAGTAGGAACAACTACATCGTCAGTCGTGCCGTGTGCTGTTCCAGCGGTAGTAATGTAACTACCTAACCCTTTAGTCATGTAAGGATTCTGTGCGCCGCTTTCAACGTCTGCATCAGCATTCCCTAAGAAACAATATTCCATGTCTCTTTTAATTTCGACTAGCTTCTTAGCAATGCCGTTAGCTAATTCTGATTTAATTCCAGCAACTATCTGAATCTCGTTTGCAAGATTAGATATGCGAAATGATCTGCGGAAAATTTGCACATAGTTTTGCATTAACGCACGGTCTTTAGCCGGGTTAACGTAATCGCCTGTGACTACATCCACACCTTCAAACACTCCAGCACCCGAAGGGCTATCGTATTTATCCATCTGCCAACCCATTACAACATTGCCGGGCTTCTTGCCTTTCTTCGCTAGGGAAGTAAAAACAGTACTTTTTGCATCGACATTGCTGATTAAATCGGACAGATCCTCTCTACCACCGGAAGCACTGTAGTCTTGACCAGTGACGCTGTATCCTTTTTCTAAAAGAAGTGCCATTTGATTTTATCTTTCTTATGTTTGGGTATATACATACCCTGTGTTATTTTAAGTAATCTTCTAAGATCACATTTGCTAAAGAAGACTCATCTCTTGCTGTATCAAATTGTTTTCGTACAGAAGCTGAACGGGCGGCAGCGGGTTTTGGTTTCGCTGGCGCGGCAGTCGGAGTAGATGGTTGGGCTGGAGCTTTCGCTTTAGGTTTTGACGAATTAGATTTAGGAGAACTAACCATTTCTCTATACGCTTGCAAACCTAACTGATATATACTTACATCAGCCTTCCACGTTGGATTGGACTTAATTTCGGGTCGATTTTTGAGGATTTCGGTAGCCTCTTGATAACCAACCGAACTACGATCTTTCCAATAGGGGAACACTCGGTCAACTTCGGAGCTAACTTGTTCCTCTTCTTGAAGGTACTCCAATCTATCTGGTAGATGTTTTCGTAAAGCTTTCCTAGCATTTTTCTTTATGTTACGAATATCGTCTGACGAATAGTCTATATCTTCGCCATCCTTTTTCTCTACAACAGCACCATCTGGATTGTCTTCGCACCACTCAATAATCTCTTCGGCCTTTTCTAGTTCAGCTTCTACCGCTCTTTTTGAGGATAAATTGCTATATGGGTTAGCCGTTGGAATATTAGTAAGTTCTGGCAAGTCTTCACGAGAATCAAGTTGTTCTCGCAAGGTTTTCACTTCCAACTCCAAATCGTCCACTCTTCCTTCTGCTTCTCGGCGTTTGGCAGTTAACTTATCAATTCGCTTTAACAATCCTTTTTGAGGACTTGGCGAACCTTCAGATTCTGCCGCCTGTTCAACTTCTGTAGAATCTTCTGATTCAGTCTGAGAAAGAACTTCTTCAGTTTCTCCTTCTTCTGAGGATTCGTCACTCGACGGTTCTTCGGAAGGAGATTCCTGTTCCTCGTTTTCTTCTGGTTCTTCAGAAGGCGGGGCTGGTTCCGCTTGCGGGGTCAACATCCTTTCTAGTTGCCCTGCGAGTCCATCTGCATCAGTTGCCTGACTAGGATCTATTCCGATAGCTTCTGTCGATTCTGAAGTGCTATCTGCTTCAGTTACTATGTTTTCACTCATGCTTTTTATAGCCCGGCAAGAGGGCTTAACAACGGGAGTTTAACGAACCCCGTAGAAATTCGTACTGCATATATAACGCAATTAATGCTTATAAGTATACAATAATATATTTTATTTGTCTAGTTAAGTTAGGTTAAGTTAGGTTAAGGACGTTTTTTAATTTGTACTAGCTTTAGCCATTTCTCTTAACGTCAAAATATGTTCTTTAAAATCGCTTAATCCTTCAGATCTACCGCATTGGTGAATTCTGTCTTCGCCTTTAGTTTCGCTACTAACGGCGGCAGCAGTTTCCACTTCAATGGCAGCTTCTAGATTCCCTATAACAGCGTCCCATAGAACGCTTTTTTCAAAATAAAATGCTTCTAGTTGTTGTCTCATGTAACTTGATTAACGCCAATACGTCCAATTTGTGCGTTTTGTTTTTGCATAACAGACATATTTAAATTTTTAGTATAATTTTCAAACAATTGACCAAACAATTCATCACCTTGTAATGCAGCTTGCGCTTTTGGATTACGTCCAACTATTTCTTGCGCGTATTGCATTTTAGTTTGTGCGGCAGGATCGTTCTCTACATATTGCGGCTCCATTCCTAACATCATAGATCCAATATCGTTTTTAACGCCTTCGTACATTTTTTGACTAGCCGAAGTTTTATCAACAATTAACTCTTCTGCAATGTCTGGGCTGATTGCTCTAGTAAGCATTGTCACTAGTTTATTTCTATCTAACACGCCACCTACATCTTGAGGTACGATATATTGAGCAATAGACGATAGTTTAGTGTTAACATATTCAGTGTCCATTTCTCGAACATCAAATTTTAACACAAAATCAAATTGGCGCATTTCAATTTGCGGAATTGCTTCAACTCCCGTAATTCTTTGGATTTCTTCTGGACTTAAAAACTGTAGCGTTAGCGCAAACATTTGTTGATATGCTTCTGTCCAAGTCGTTAGCCAGTTGTTAACCATACGTTGTTGCTTTAACTGAGTTTGCGTAGGTGGAACATTAGGATTAGCTCGTCCAAAATATTCGTCGGCTTGTTTAGTAACAATATCAATTAAATTTAACGCTGTGTTAGGAGTCCTTGCTGGTGGACGCATGAACTCATACTCACCGGGTTTTGTAACTGGTAGTTGAACTGCCGGGCCAATTTTATTAGCTAACCCAAGTCGTTTACTTACCATGATAGGCGGCAAAGTTTCAAACGAAGTAGAATCAAACACCGAATCGCGCTGAGTCTTGATCTCGTTTTGCCATGTTTGGCAAATATCTGGAACTCCACGGCTTTCTGTAATACGACGTTTTAATCTTTCTCTACGGTACTCCACAAAAGGATACCGACAATGAACGTAATCAAGTAATTCGTGTTTAGCAAATAACTCGCGACCGTCAATTTCAGTAGCCATTAGCGGATTAAAAATAGTAAAATAAATTCCCGGTACACCGTTTTTATCTACTTGGCGACTATACGCATACACAACTTCAATCAAATTGTCGTACATAGTAAGACTTTTGTTGACTGACATATCTGTAATATTCTGCGTAAAATCATGGAACTCCGAAGATTTGCCAGCAGTTTTAATAGCTTCTTCCACCCAAGACTCGTCCCAATCTTCATCTACTACTTTGGAACGAAGTTCTGCTTCAGAAAGAAACATTCTGCGAAAAATAACGCGAGCCGATTGCAAATCCACTGTTTCTGGCGGGAATGAAATTTCTTCCCAAGGCTTTAAAGCTGCAATAGTCGGTTGATTCACCGCTATGTACGCTTGTGGAATTGCCGTTTCGCCATCGTTACGCAATTCTCTAACAGCACTACGCGCTTTAGAAACTTCAATACCGGGGAACTGATCTTGTATAATCTCCACCACAGCATCTTCCTGAGATTCGTCCATAATGAGTTCTGGTAGATTTTTCATAGGAGTTCCTTCTTCCAGTTGCTCTGTCATTTGAACAATTTCATCCATTGTCAACACGCGAGGTTTTAAAGCACTTTTCTGTTCCCATCCTACATGAAGACACGCCCAACCATATTGATTGCCGTATTGAGCTAGTAACTCGGATTCTTTGTTGAGTGAATGGTATAATTTAGTGTCAATCTGCCAGCGCATTAAATTATTAGCAATTGCCGCTTGTCCAGAATCACTAATTTCAGTAGCTCCTACTTTTAAACTACAACGACTAAATGCCGTAGTTAAAATATCCACTGAATCATTTATAATAGAATCGGCTAACGGAATTCGTGTATCTGAAGCCCCGTCCCAAGGGAAAGCTTGAGAACCTTCCTTCATATTAGAATCGTGCTTTTTACCGTCTTCGCTTTGAGAATCCCACCGGGTATACCGAATGTCGTCCACTTCTGCTATTTTCTCCAAAGAATACCCTTCATCAAGGGATCGAACATATTCTCCAGCCAATTCTCGTATGTCGGGCGTGTCTGATGCCACCGCTAGTTTGTCGTTATTGTCCATAGTTAAGATATGATAGTATAGACGATTTATAATACCGTCTTTGGTTACCCATAGTTCTATAAATTTTTAATTTTCCTTTATCTGCTAATTTAGCTAAATATTTACGCTCCAATCCAGTCAAGTCTTCAGCTTGCCGAACAGTTAGTAATAATGGTAAATCTTGTATCAACATTTTAATATCCTCGTATTCCAGTTCCTTGGAAAGTGGACTCGTTTACATGGATCGGTTCCATTACTGCTAAGTACCTCAATGTATCAATCGGATCTTTTGTAGCTCCTTTTTCACCATCTCGTCCTGTCCACTCTTGCAAACTGTATATAATGTTTCCGCAATCTCGGCTAATATACAAAGAAGGCTCATTCATTGCAGAAATAGATTCACTTTGATCGTAGTTTAACCAATCGTTAATTATTGTTAAACCATTAGCTATTGAAATTCCAGCCGCTTGATCAAAATAATACGGTTTTTCGCCTTCAGCTAGTAAATCAATAATAGAAGTACCTCCTTCTCGTCCAGCCGCTTGTGTCGCCCCTGCTCTAGGGTCAATGTAGCGTTGTTCAATTTCTTCGCTGCCTTCTAGTTCTTCCATTAACTCTTTTAATTCGTCTACGCCTCGTCCACCGCCTATGCTTTGGGCCGGGCCAATTGCACCATCTGCTTTTTCAGAAGGCGTTGCCCATTCTCCAAATGTATCGCGGTCGGGCCATTCTCGGTAAATATATTTTCGGCCTTTTTCATCTACCCGTAGCCACAGCATAAACCAGTTTCTATTCCATGCGGGATCTACGGCTAAATAGTTAGTTCCTTCGGGGATGTCTTTTGCATCAAGAACATGAGCGTGACAAAATTTAGGAAACTGGTTGCCTGTTAAATTTTCTGCGTACCCATATGCTCGTAGTTTTATCTGGATGCTGGTTTCTCCTTTCAAGGTTTTCACCATTTCCGAATACGGGTTATACGGATTCATTGCCGTAAAAAACCAGATGATCCTACCGTTACCTTTTCGGTTTTCTGCCGTATATGGCATATGACCAGCGGGACAACCAGCTACGTTTACATTATCGGGTAATAACGGACTTGGTTTATGATCTAAAAGCCTCATTCCGTTTAAATATTCTTTAACTGTCGGGGTGTACCCATCCACAGGAGTAAAAGTAATCAATAACCGTCCAGATAAAGCGTGGCTTGACGCTCTTGTAATAAGCCTAAACCGAAGTGTTTCAATCCATGTAATTGGCACAAGCTCATCACACCAAATCATATCCACTTCACCACCTTCAATAACGCGCATTTCTTGGCTATAATTCATAAACCAACACTGCGATCCATTTGGTAGAATAAACGTGTTTTCAGTAAAGCCGTTTTTCTGGCTAAAACTAACATTTTGCACCCGGCCTTTTTTAACATTCTTCCATTCTGTAGGAATGTATTTGTAAACTAATTGTTGTTGATCGCGGATACTAGATTGAGCCGTCATTCCAAGTACCCAAACTTTAGAACCTTTTTTCTCCACCATCATTTCCACAATGCGTTTAGCAGCAAATTCACTTTTTCCAGCGCGGTTACCCCCTTGAATCAATAGCTCACTAACGCCGTCCCACAGTTTATCAGCATCTTTCCAATGATCTGGCTCAAAGCCGTATCTATAGGGATCTTGTTTTTCTAAACGAATTAGTTCTTCGCGCTTTTCCAGATGTTGCGCTAACTCAGTCAACCCTTCTTCACCACGGTCTGCAAATTTCTGCATTTTCTCCTGTGAAGGAACAATGAGAACAGGATGCGGTGTTGGAGTAAAAGCCATGTAGTTATTTCCAGCGTTTGCGATTTAACAGCATTCCTATCATGCCGTAATTAGCAACATCTTGGTATGTGTCAATAAGTGGCTCGTTATTAACAGACGATTCACCACGGAGTTTTTTCAACAATATGTGGCGCATTCTACTGGCTTTATCTTGCACTCGCACTGCCACCCCAATTTCGCCAGATGAGCTAATGTTAGTGCTGCCGTAGTCTCTTTGTTTAGTGTCAAATAACTCAATACATTCTAAAGCGACTTTAACAATCTCTTTACCCATGTCAGTTTTAACGTCCAGTTCTTTAACTATTTTATTAGCTAACTTAATTTTTGTATTATTAATTGATTTCAAAACTAAAGTCTTCGTCTTCATCATCGTCATCGCGTTTATCGTTTAAAAGAGTCATTGCTTCGCAAAACAATTCCATCTTATACATTTCTAAAACCCCTACCATCTGAGTGTAAGTCATATCAAATTCCAGTTTGTATCGGTTAACTAATGATATGAGATCATTGTGGAACGCATCCACTTGTTCGTCAGGAGTCATGCTAAAAACGTCCTCTTTGCCGTGGGTGGCGAGTGACTGTCCAACCGTTACCGTCTTTTTTAATTTCAATAGCCATGTGTTTTACATACACGCTAGAATCTCGAACTCGTACAGTTAGTAATTCCTTCATTCCACGGGGAGATGCGTTTACTTGAATAATCTTTGTATTTGGAAAAGTTGGCCTAAATACAATTGCTGGAAATTTAGTTGGGAGAACAGGCGCATCTTCTTTTAAATCTAAAGTGTCTTTAACCCAATCCACGCCTTCGTCTGTCCAATGTATTTCGCGGCCTTTTTTAAAAACCGCAGAAGGTCGTTCTTTCCGCATTTTTCGCAATTGCGCTTTAGAAATGCCTATTGTGTTTACTAAATCAGATTCCAGCATGGTGTAGTAGTCTTTTTGTCAAAAATTTTGTATATTGAAAACCCATTGTCAATGGAGCGCGCGCGCGCGGAATTGACCCCCTCCCCCCCTTGCGAAGCAACTATTTTTCTTGGTTGGATCGTTAGCTTCTTGCGAAGCAACACTCTAAATCCCGACCGAAGGGAGGGAAAATTTTCAAGAGTCGAGCCGTGCAAATGCAAAAACGTCCTTTTAAATGTCAATAGGTTCATTTTTCTTAGGTTCTGGAGTCTTGCCTCCTGTGTCTTTATCAGTAAATAAATGGTTAATGTCTTTATGCGTAATGTGTAAATGATTATGGGTCACTGTTGTGTTATTGTCTTGATTATATCGAGCTATTTTGTCGTCTAAAATGCCAAGTAGAATTCCAATCTGGCCGGGCGGTACTGATTTATAATTTTCTTGCAAATTGGCTAACACATCTGTGTGAAGTTTAGTCAAACCTTTGATAGTTCTTTCCCGCCAAGAGGGAATTTTATCTCTTATTTCTAAGCGTATTTTTTGCACTGTGGTAGCACTGCACTGTACTTTATTTGCTATTTCTAAAACACTGTTACCGTCCATCAAAAGAGATTTTATTTTATTAACTTTAGATTTTTCTAATTGGTTATTACTCCTTTTCTTTTTTGCGGCCATCTCTGGAAAAACCTAACAAAACCTACCTAAAATAAAAGGTATTTTTTATTGACGTTTGTCAAATATTGTGAACTGTTTTTTCAATTATATGTAAATTAATTTTTATAAATGTTTGACACTTTTTTTATACACTGCCATTATTTGGGTGTGGAACAACCACGCGATAAAAACTAAATAAAAATATTATGGCATTAATGACTATGTGCGGTAGTGAGACAATCACCCGCGACGAAATAAAAAACCTACCAATCGCAAAAGCGACTAAAACACACCATCCCGTTGACAATTCGAGGCTAGTGGATTTGACACACCAAGCCCTTGAATTAAACAAGTTCAATATAGTTGATGAGGCATATGCCGCTAAGCCTGATGGAAGCCAATTCTTTGGCCTACTTGGTTTAGAATGTAAACGGGACGAGGCTTTTAATTACACTTTAGGAATTCGTAATTGTTCAGATAAAAAATTCCGGTTGAATTATGTACACGGTACGGATTGCGAGATTTGTGACAATCTTGAAATATCGGGAGAATTCATAGTTGCAAGAAAACATACATCAAAAATAAATGATGAATTACTTGGTTTAGTATTCAATGCCGTTTCTAAATTAGGGGATATTTTCGAAGCTAAATTTGACCGCATTGATAAATATAAAACCATAGATTTAGACTCCCAATTACACCAAAATGATTTAACTGTTCGCTTGGCTGATTCGGGCGCAATTACCTACCAGCAAATACCTAAAGTTTTAGACGAATATAGAAACCCAAGGCATGAGGAGTTTAAAGATAAAAATCTTTTTTCTTATATGCAAGCCGTGACCGAGACTTCAAAAGCTAAAAAAGAAAACCGTGGTGTAAATCATCTAAACACTTTTAGCAGACGTTCGCAAATTATGCACGATATGTTTGCCAAAGAATGGCAAGTAGAATTGAATTAATTAGCCACGTTC